TCAGATTTCATGGAATCAGCAGCGGCCTGGAGCTCGTCGTACTTCTTCTTCATGTCTTCATAAGACATGCGGGCGTCTTCTCGTTCTTTAGTGATCGCCAGAGCAACGCTCTCGCTCACATCAAACTCAGCGCCGTCGAATACGACTTTTGCAGTCATAAGACGTTCCTCTTCATTAGGAAATAGAGATGGATCGGCTGCATCTTGACGATCAAGATGAAGCTTCACTTGCGGGCCTGCACGGCCACGACGTACAACAGCGATGTGATTACCAATGATTTCCTTTTGGACGCCATCGTAATGTTCGCCGTCTTCCGTGATACCAGGACTAGGGTCGTAGCTCACCCTATATCCAGCACTCACTTCACGAGCATCGCCCTTCATGATGCGTTCAATGGTTTCTTTGTCAGTGATTGTCATCACTGCTTTAACAAAACCATTGTCATACACCACTTCAGTGCCACTAAATCCCACTTGGTAGTCTTTAGTGTTGTCTGCGTCCAAAAGGACGGGAGGATGTTCAGAAGTGATGGCCTTGCCAGCAAATGAGGCTAGGCTCTCGGGAGACGCCACTTCAGAAGGTGGTCGATACTCTCGCCTAATAGAACCATCAGCATCGGTGTAATGCTGAATGCCCGTGCGAGCAATCGAAGCCCACGCCCGAAGATAACCTTCTGGCGTGATTTCATATTTCTCAATGGGTGAGAAATCGTACCTACAGGATGTGGTGCCCATAAATATACTTTACACTTGTCTCTATTCTGTCTAGACTGATTATTCAAAGGAGACTAAAGAATGCTGTTTTTAGCGAGAAGCGCCACCGATGCCCTCAAAATGCCTTACCAACAAGCGCGTCTTCTCATTGCGTCTCGCATTAAAGAAGCCCGCCTTAATAGCGGGCTTTCTCAGCAGACAGTGGCAAAAGAACTCCACATCAGTCAATCCTCCTACAGTCGCATGGAACGCGGCGAGCTCTCGCCTGATTGCGCTCAAATTCGCTTTCTAAGTGGTTTCTATGGAATCAGCGTGCTTTATTTAATGGGCTATCCATCGTTCCTTGTTAATGCCACAAAAGATTAATCCTCGTCTTCTTCATCCGCTTGCAGTTCGGCAAGCTGATTTTCAATGCCTTCCATAATATAAGCCTTTGCCATTGCCTCAATTTCAAACACCAAGAATTTCGTGGGCTCAAAATGAGGGTCAGGCTTTTCGTAGACGCTCATCACGTAAATGTGCGTTTCGTCTAGTCGACCGTTCTTGAAGCATTGCTTTTCAACAAGCTCCCAGCGAGAAGTATTGCGATGTTCGTTGGCCGACAAAATAGCCAACGCTTTCATGGCGCCAATACCTTCGTCCTCGATTTCTTCAACTCGCACGAATTCGCTCATTGGCCTTTCTTCTTGGATTCCACCATCTTAATAATACGATTAGCCCATGCCCTACCAGCATCGCCTCCCCATAAAAGCCACGCAATATATCCTGCATCGTCTTCTCCTCCGCTCTTATTCTTTTCATGGCGAGAAAAGAATGCAGCCATGCGTTTGATGGTCGAATAGCTAATGGCGCTGCCTCCTGCCAAATCGCCAGCCCTGGCCACGCCACTGCCAATTCCTTGCTTGCCCGCTTCCTGCGTCGTTAAACCGCCTTTGCCATGCTTCTTGCGCAGTTCTAAGCCACGCCGTGCCGCGCTTCTTACTGCAGATGGAGGGGAGAAACTTTCAGCGTCTCCCCTCAGCGCTTTTTTCCGCAAGAAGAATCTACTTCCTCTTCCATCTCCTCTTCTTCGCTCTCAATGCAAATCATTGCATCGATGTAGGCATCAACATAAGCATCGCTCTTGCCTTTTAGCGACATTCCAGCTTTAGACATGGCAATAGCAATTGCTTGCTGACGACTTTTCACCGGATCGCCACTGCTACTTTTTAGTGTGCCCGCTTTAAATTCGCGCATTACCTTCGCCACCTTCTTTTGTTTTTCTTTTTTGGTCATCGCTGAAATGTCGTCTTTTCTTATCTTACTTCCTAATAACAAGCATTAGATCGTCATAACGTCCTTGAATTTGACGCCTATCCACAATCTCACTGCTGTATTCGTCGGGCACGAAAGAAAGTAGCGTATCGAACCATTCATACTCTTGTACGTCTTCAATGACAGCAACACCTCCTTCGTTCAGCAGTGGCAGGTAATGCTGCAAAAACATGCATTGACTTTGAAGGGTATGAGGGCCATCATCAATAGCGAAATCAATACCATTTGGGGCGCAGGTTTTTACCATGTCAATTGTTTGCTTGGCATAGCCGTCTCCAAGGACAAAAAAGTAACGACCGTCTTCCATTCGCTCAAAAATGGAAGGGTGGTACAACACTTGCGTGTCCACGCCAATCACGAGACTTTTTGGACACAAATCATGCCATAACAGCATTGATCCGCCAAGCTGTACGCCAATCTCTAGCACTGTGCATTGCTTCTTCTTGAATGGTTTAAATAATTGCTCGTAGACAGGGCCGTAGGAATGAATGGTTTGCTTATCAGTGCCTCCCGGCACTTCAAACCCGTTAATATTTTGCGCTTTTAAGATTTTGTCAATGGAAGGAGCAGAAGTGATTTCAGAAAGAGTCATGATCAAAATTTAGTGATGGAGGGAAGACAGGTGTAGATGTTGCCCGTAAATTCTTTGCGCAGCGACTTAGCAATGTAATCGGCAAAGTTATGGGCAAGAATGACAATGTTATCCACCGGATCTTCCTTTAGCCGCTGTCTATCCACAATTTCAAATCCAGTCCCTGGGATGTACTTGCCTTGTTTTCCAGGCGTGTCGTCAACCACATAGGACTGCATATTTTGCGTGGACAGGGAAAGCGCGTTAAGAAAAACAGCGCCTTTTGCGGCTGCCCCAAAAAAAGCCGTTCTTCCTTGTAATGACGAAAGAAAGTCCCAGCTCTTAAGAATTAAATTGCGACAATTAGTATCAAAAGTTTCAAGATCAATTAAGGATTCTTTATCTTTGTATTTTTCAATTACGTCGTCAATTGACGGCGCAGAAATGTCTTTGTTTGTCATCCACATCCGCATGCTGCCACCATGAATAGAGGTTTCCTTAATATGGACAATTCGCAGCCCATATTCACTAAACAATTTTGCTAATGGTGTAATCAGCCAATAGTAATAATGCTCGTGATAAAACTGATCAAACTGCAGGGTAAGAAGTGTTGTCAATGTATACGGAAACTCCAGCACCCACACTCCATCCAGGTGCTTGGCGATACCACGCAAAAACGAATGAATATCCTTGGTGTGCTGAAAAACATTAGTAGAGACAATTAAATTTGCCTTGGGCAAATCCATGTGTTCATTAAAGAACCCGCAGTGATATTCAATGCCGGCGTCTTCGTTTACTTGCTTAAAGCTCTCGCTTGCGTCGACATTGATTAGTCGACGAGGACCTTTCCCTGACCACCATTGTTCAATCCTGGCTTCATTCCTGAAAGTCTTTAGCAGCGTGCCATCATTTCCGCCAATATCAATAATTGTTTCTAAATTCAAATGGTTAAGAGAATGGTACATTCCCTTGCAATGATCAATATATGGCTGGCTAACTCCACTTCGATATAAATATTCTCCATAAAGCTCGCTTGGAGGCACTTCCGTGTCAAGGTGAATTGTTAAATCATCTTGATATACGGCCCGAAGCGGATAGCGTTTTGCATGAAGCGCCTCATGCGCTGAAAGCTTCAAATTGTTAACCAGTGGCTGGTCAATTAGATCCAGCAGTGTTCCTGCCATAAGGTTAAGGGCCGACAAAGCCTAACGGGATATTGCGCAACGGGATTCTAGGTATGAATTTCTCTCGAAACAAAACAATGCCAGACAGAAATCTTTCAGACAAAAAAGCAATCGCCCTTTGATCGTACCCCTGTAAAGCCATTATCTCAGGCTTGTATGCTTCCCATACAGGCCACAAGCAATCAAACAATATTCCCATTAATTGCTTGTAATGCTCAAAGCTTCCCACTGCCATCGGCCCGCCTTGAAATACGTTTTGCCGCCACACCACTGCTAGTTCTTCCGCTGTAAATGGGAGCTGCCTTTCCTTGGCGGTCAACATGGTCATGGTCACTCCTTCAAATCTATGGCCACCATGGAATTGATCGGCCAATGAGCAACCGAACCGGCATGGCTCACATAGATATAAGAAGTTTGAAGATGCCTGTCTTAGATGGTTTTCGCTCCAAAATCGCCTGTACTGAGCATTTCCAATGAAAGGCGCCTGGTTGGTCTGCAATAAATAATGTACAGCAGTCAGTTCTCCCCACCATGGATTTAGAGAGGAGATGTTATCTTGACAGTCATCGTCAAATAAGCACCCTTCTTGAGCTAGGCGCAAACGCTCTTTTGGACTTAAGGCTGCAGCGTTAGCCACCACTTCTTTCAATACAAACGAAGACTGATAGCGCATTGGCTTGTCTGCCATACGCACGCCATACAGCACTAAATCATCCCTTTGCATAAACTTTACGTTGAGCCCAAAGCTCGTTGTAATTGTTAACGCTCTTAGCTCCAAGCCCAGTTAAGTCTCCTCCTCCCGCAGGTTTTGACCAGGCCAGTAATGTGCCATCTGGTAGTACAAATGCCCGGTTCTTTTCTTGATGCGTAGGCGTGAGCTCTAAATAGTCTCCATAAACAAAGTTTGCATTGCCACCATTCGCCGCCAATGCGGCTCCAAGCAATGTGGGGCCAGTGGGGCACAATGGAGTGATGCCGTAATATTCTTCCTCGCAATTATTGACAATCATCTCAATAGCCGTCCGTAGAGCGATGTTGTCAGGCTTGGAATAAAGGACAGTAGTGGCGCAGGCCCAGCTTGTAAAGCTAAATCGTTGAATGTCCCGAAATGCCAGGAATTCAATGCGTGGGCCAATTTCGACGGAATTAATAGCGCGAATGCCAATGTCAAAATACCAGCCGCCAAGTGTGTTTAGTAGACAAAACCGACCGAGGTCCGCCTTATAAGAAAATGGCTGCAGTTTATCGTAAGCCCGCAACACCTCCTCTTCATAGTTGTCGGCAATAAATGAGCGAAGCGTTTCGTTGTTATAAATAACATGCTCCGCACCTGGGAACATACTATCAATAGTGCCAGTAGCGTATTCCAGGAATGGACTAAGCTTTTCGCTTGGGTTGTTGGTGAGGAAAATTTGAGAAATTTGCATGGCTTCAATCAATACGAGCGGGCACACCAAAGCCTTTGACGGAGCGCTGCGAACGCTTAGTTTTTAGTAAGGTATTAATAATTTTCTTGGCCTGTTTCCCAATGTATGGCCAAGTAAATTGCTTTTCGTGCATACGATCGTAGCACCATTGCCCCGCTGCGGCAAGCGCTTCGCGATCTTCGTAGTATTCATTCAAAATGCTGGCCAGTGAATCAGGGGACGGTTGACCACGGTCTAGCCCATAGTTCATGTCCACCTCCCAGCTTTCAATGGCAATGCGTGGCACACCATCGAAAATTTCTTTGCAGCTCGTATGGTCCGGGACAATTTGCGCCACACCAGTTGCCGCATGCTCAGTATTCACAAGACCCCATCCTTCCCCAATGCAAGTGTTAATCCCCACATCAGAAGCGTTATACACTTTGTTTAACTGATCAATTGGCAAACAATTCATCGTAGAAAAATGAGGGCTTGTCAAGATCAGTTTGCTGGTTGGATCAAAGCCCTCGTCCCTCGCCACGCGCTTAAAAAGAGGAATAATATCCCAGCCCAAGTCTTTTTGTCCCATATTGAGCCAAAGCCTTGCATCTGGTTTGTCCTTCGCAAAACGAATGAATCCCTTGATAGTCAAATCAATGCGCTTTCGCGGTTGATTGCGATTACCGTTAAACACAACAAAAACATCTTGAGGCACGCCCAAGTCCTGCCGACATTCTTCCTTGTCTAGCGGGAAAAACTTCTTGAAATCAGTGCCATGTCCCATAATTTGAACGGGCTTTTCGTAGCCCATCTTTATGATTTCTTCCGCACCAAACTGGGTGTAAGTGGCAAGACCATCCCACTCGTCCAATACTGGCAGTAAATCGGGGAACAAGCCGTAACTATCAATAGGCGTATAAACAAAAAACTTAAAACCAAGCTCCTCCTTTACCTCCTTTACGGCGGACCACAAATTAATGGCCACCCAAATATCGTTTGTCACCCAAACAAGATCGGGCTCAATTCTGCGAACTAACTCCGCAATGCGATGAGAGCCGAAAGGGTCAGAGCCATGAGCCATGGCCGGATACATTTTGCAATGCTGCTGCATAGGATTGGGATCGCCATGCCAATTCACGCAAAGCGCATGCACTTCATGATCCTTGGCCAGCATGGGAATGAGATGCTCTGAAACTCGTCCAAAGCCAGTTTCAACGCCAACATCCGCACAGAAAAGAATCTTCGCCATTGAACAAAACAAGCTTGCCCAATACTAATGGCACAAATTAAACGGGAACAGTTGGAGCTTGTTGGCGCATGTACTTTACACTGCACTTGCAATTAGATCGACAAGCACAACGCTGCCCTGGCATTGGCAAGCTTCCAATGGGCACAATCCCCCTGGCTGCATAGTCCAAACAGTCTTGGCAATGCTTGGCCTGACTGTCTAAAACTCTCTTCATCAAGCTGTAGCCTTGTTTTTCTTGGCGAATTGCAGTTCCTTCCCAATAAGTGCCTCGCACACTTTCAGCGTATAAGCCGATACGAGCAAGAGCCATGGGAGCAGAAACGCGGCCAGCCAAAATGTCAGCAGCAAAAGCCTGTAGATAACGGTATTCAGCCCGAATTCTCTGGCCAATACGGCCCCAATCCGCCGCGCCCATCCTTTCTTTTCCACCATTGCCAATCACTGCGGCTTGAATGTGGACCAATTTTAGTCTTTGTCTAATGGTCCCTTGCCACTGATCAATCGTGAGATCGCCACGACTAAGCATGTTTGTATAACGACGTAAGTCGTCACTAAGGCGATTAATTCGACCATCCACCAAAGCCTCCACAGCGGATTGAGAAAGGAAACGTCCATTAGGGCCGCGATAGCGACCACTAATAGGATCGTAGCTCCATGATGATTGGTCAAGACGAATGATTTCATCGGCGAATTGAGAGAGATCATTGAGGCCTTGCATCTTCAGCCTCCAAGATGTCCTTAAAGCGTTCTGGCGCTTCTTCTTTCCATTGTGACAATGCAGCATCAATATCTTCCTGGTCAATCAACGAAGCTTCGTCAACGTCAGCAAGGATGAGGCCTTGTGCTTTCATGGGTTCAATGGCGTCTGTTTTGCTGCTAACCATTTTCGCCGGACCATGACGTTCGGGATCGGGGTCGGCCTTACGCTTGCGAGCAACAATTGTCGAACGCTCCTCTTTGCTCATTGCTTGCGCTTTTGCTTGAGGAAGACACTTGGGCTTGCCTTCTTTCTCTTCTCGCGCCCCGCATGGCCCCAAGATTTCACCATTGGCACCAATCCTCACCCACTTCTCCTTAAACCATTGATCTAAATCGTCTGCGTGCAGTTCTTGTTCGTCGCTCTTAAACGCGCCGCTTAAAGAGCCGTGCTTCTTCTTATACATTTGCTTGTATTGCTGCACCACATAACCACTGGCATAAGCGGATGGCCACACTTTGAACTTTGTTTTTGCAGCACTAACGGCGCGAGAATGAAGCTCCTTGTCCGTGAACACCACGTCTCCACGCATCTCTTCTAAGTCTCGCGGCAAGAAAAGGCCAGCGGCATCTTGTACTTCCCTACTGCCGTCCATGGGAAGCGTGCCATTCTCCTCGTCAAGAGGATCTCGACCGCCAGGAGGCACCGCTAAGCCACCCTTATTTGGAGTGGAACCACCCCCACCTTGAGTGGGAAGCTCGCGAATGACATTGGGATCGAGAGTGAGTTCCATGCTCCACTCAGAACCGCCATAGCGAGCGTCTGCCACTTCCTTGGGACTCAGTACGCCAAGCTGGATGTAGCGGCCGTCTACAGCCGCCACACGCGCACGTACGTCAGCCATTTCGCGCTCATTAAGCTCAAACAATGGGTTGAAAGCAATGCGCCAGGATTCGGGCAGCTCTCCTTTCGTTGGCCCTTCCTTGCTCAGCATGATGAGCTCCATCAGCTTCTTGATGGGGCGCTTGAAATGGACACTTTGATAATCGGCCAGCGTCTTGGCGAAATCTCGCTCTTCGCTGCGACCAGTGGCGCCTAAGCCACTAGGGCTCTCGCCAAATAAAACAGTGTGAGGAATCTTGCTGGCGCCAATAATATCAACGCGCAGTTTCTCAAGGATTTCTCCAATGCCTCCAAAGTTGCGGCTAATAAATTCAAGCTCTTCCTTTTCCGCATCAATGGCATAGCCGCGATAAATGCTCTTGCTCATGTCGTTCACTTGCAAACGATCACGAATGGAGCTCTCCTTGCCGGCGGCAAGCATCGCTGCTAAGCCTCTCACTTTATGAACAAAAATATCAAACTCAGTGAGCAGCGTTGCCGCTGAATTTAAGCCCGTCCAATAATGGCGGAAGCTGTCATAAACAGTTTGCAAGCTGCTCATGCCCCAACCATAGTTACGCTGCCTTACGCGATAAGGCAGCCAATCCCCATCAAAACGCAGGATCCTGTCCTTGTGGATGTAGGACAGTTGCGGCTCGTTGATTAAATCACCAGAAATGATTTGATAATACGTTGCTTTTGAATAGTCGTATAAATTTTCCTCATTAATCACTGGTGCAATTTGCCAGCGATCAAGGCATTCAATTTCTTCAATGCGACGGATGTTGCGTTTGTCCACTGGCATATAAGCCGGGCGACCATCGTCAATAAACAGCAGCAAGCATGCCCCGCCGTATAAACGAGCATTCTTGGCAGCCAGGTTCAAATGCTCAAGGATGTATAAATCCTCAATTATCTGCTCAACGCCTTGCACCTCCTCTGCCCTAACTCCATCGCCGCCAAACAATACCTTGAATCCTTTCCGAGTGGCCTGGTCAGCATAAATGTCAACAATGCGACGAGGAAGCCATTCACCATACAAATTCTCCAGCTCTTCTTGAGCAAGAAAAACAGTTGCCGTAGTTTTAGTATATTGCGCCTTGTCACGGCCGGTTCCCATGCCGATCAAGACATTCTGCAACCCATCGGCCCTCACTCCACCAGCAGTGGCATGTCCCAAATCAACGGCTTCGTTTTCCATAAGAACTAATTATGGCCATACTGTATTGCCCTCATTCTACAAGCTGGCTAGATTGGCTTGCTTGCTATGGACAGCATGGCCTATTCGCCGCTCGTTTTTGCCTTTAGCGAGGAAGATAAGGAAATTGTTAGGATTGAAGCAGCACGCAGGCAGCGCATTAATGAAAAGAAAGGCTTAAAAGGGCGCAATGGTGGGCCGGAATTGGGCGGCGCAGCTCTGTACGCCCACAAACTCGGTGCAGCAGGTGAACTAGCAGTTGCTGACTACCTGCACCTTCGCGAATTCCTCTATCAAGAAACCACGGCAAAACGCGGCTCGTACGATCTCCCTCCCAATATTGACGTGAAGACGCGCTCTAGCCATTACTACGATCTCATCTGTCAATTAGACGAGAAGCCAGGAAAAATCTTGGTCCTCGTTACAATGCAAAACAAACTCACTCTTATTCATGGCTGGATAAAGAGTGAAGATGCAATGCAAGAGCAATGGAAAAAGGATCCAGCTAAAGGACGACCAGCATATTTTGTTCCTAAAGAAGCACTCTCTCCATTGCTCTCCCTTCCATGCTTAAATGCTCAGACTTCGCCAAGCACGCTCTCAAGCTAGAGCTTTTCCCGTCACAGGCGAAAATCCTCGACAATTTCTTCTCTCCAGGCAAGAGCCATGCCGTATGGGCATTGGGCCGACGCTCAGGCAAAACGCTCATGGCTGCAGTGGCATGCGCCTATATGTGCTTTGTCCTGGAAGATCAATACCGCAGCCGCGTAAGAAAAGGGGAGCGCTGGTACATTGTTACCGTCGCCAACAGTCAAGATCAGGCTCGCATTGCTCTCAATAATATTCGCCAACTAATTCTTGACAGTCCCTTCGCTCAAGAGATTGTTCGCGAAACAGCAGACATCCTTGAAATTAGCAACAACTGCGTTTTTAAAGCTATTCCCACTTCTGGTCGCGCTGCCCGTGGTCTTGCCTGTGCGGCTGCAGTGTTTGACGAACTTGCTTTTGCCACTGAAGGCGATGCAAACAGTGGAGGAAGAGGTATCTACGACGCACTTTCTCCTGCTATTGCTCAGTTTGGAGGAAGTGGACGCATTCTTGAACTATCCTCTCCATGGTTGACGGACGGCATCTTCTACCAGCATTTCAAAGAAGCAAGCTCTGGCCGTTTCCCATTCATGCAAGCAGTGAATCTCCCAACGTGGGAGATGAACCCAAATATTTCGCAAGAGTTTCTTGACACAGAACGGGCGCGTGATCCGGAGAAGTTTAAAGTTGAATATGGAGCTCAATTCTCCACCAACCTCTCGGCTCTCGTTGCTAGTGATGTTATTGATGCCTGTATTGATGAGCGCCGAAAAACTCTCCCCCCAGACCCACGCTTCCAAGGAGCTTATGTCTTGGCCCTTGACCCTGCCCGGGGCGGAGTTGGCCGTGATGATTACACTGCTTGTATTGTGCATTTTGAAGGCGGCACGTTAGTCGTTGATAAATTCCATTCCTTTGTTGCTGATTTTGAAATCAATGGAAGGATGGAAGTGAATATCAATGCAGTGGAAGATTGGATTAAGGAGCAACATAAGCTTTATGTGTTTGACACGATTGTGATGGACCAGTTCAATAGTGCCGGCACCATCCAGCACCTTGCTCAAGACTTGCCCATCACTGAACTCACTTGGACTGTTAGCTCCAAAATGAAAGCTTTCAGCAAAATGCGTGAACTGTTCAATGCAGGACAAATCAATCTTTACAACCATGAGAAGGCCATTCTTCAATTAAAGAATCTCACTGTTGTCTACAAACAAAGCGGGCAATGGAGCGTAACTGGCGGCAAAGCTACTGGCATTGACGACTTTGCTTTTGCAATGGCAGGCGCCATTCTTGCTGCTAGTCGCGACGATGACATTGGCTGGATTGAAAGCTTGATCTCGTAGTGTGTTCTCTTAGTATGATTTTCAAGGCGTAATTCTCTTATGAAATGAACTATTGCAAATTATCTATGAAGGAAGTGTGGTTTCTTACTTCCTTGCTTGAATGTGGCAGCTCCAATAGACAAACGGCCCTACAGCTCTTAGCCGCTGAACATCTCTACATTCCCACTTTGCTGCCCAAGTTGCGAGATTATGCCCGTCGTTTGAAACAAGCAGAAGAGCTTGGCATTGCCCCTCAGCCCGAGGCCACGTTTGACGACTACTGCCGCGCCCATCCCGAAGACCAAAGCTGCCGAGAATACGACGTGTAGCACTGTATACGCTATGCTTTTGGGGCTTTCGCGAAGCACGCTGCGCAGCGTTAAAACGAGACAATGGCAGCGTTGTCTCTACAGACCACAGGGGAACAGGGGCCATGGGCCAACTCATGGTGAAATGTCGTACAAAGGCGGATTGAAGCCCCGCTCTCGACGCCCCTGTCATCTTGCGACGGTGGCGGAATTGGTAGACGCCCCAGACTTAAAATCTGTTGATCGTCAGATCGTGCGGGTTCAAGTCCCGCTCGTCGCATTTGCCACAAAGCAAGCATGATCAATGGGGAGCGAAAGCTCCCTTTTTTATTGTCTCGACGCAACCTTTTGGTTGCTCATCATTCCAATGCCTCACTACGCCAGCAACAATAAAAGCATTGGTAATTAAATACGATGCAAAGATGATGGTACGAACAAAGGCGATTCTGTCTGCTTCTTTATTACACTTCGTCTCCTTGCTTCCCAGCGCCTTTGCCCATAGCCTCCACATCCTTTCGCTCCTCTGCATGTATCCAAGATTTTAGTTCATGCAAATACCCGCGCAGCATATCAGCCTTCTCTAAATGCCAAGTGTCTCTCGTGACAAAATATAAGGCCATGTGATTATCAATGGCCTTAAGGAGATTATGGATGGGAGCGTTCCATGGCTCCCTGATCGGCGTGTTGAACGTGCGCCTGCCGTCCATGGGCAAAATACGCCTTTATGTCTTCCAATGCTACCGGAAAGTAGTCATGCTGCTCCACACATGCATTGAAAAAGTATTGATCAGGCTTTCCGTTGTACATCACTAAATGCCTGTGCATGTGCCCGTGAACATTCCCTAAATGCTTATGGTACGGATCGGCTGCAAAACAATCACGATGCAAGGGAACATGGCTAAACATTAAGCCATCACGATAAAAGCATCCACGAATATCTTCAAAATACTTTGCATAGTCTTGCAGCTTAAATATGTCGTGATTGCCCCTTACTAATATCTTCCTACCATTGAGTCGCTCTAATACGCGCAGTCCACTGCGAGGGATGGCCACGTCTCCCAAGTGGTAAACAGTATCGCGAGGATGCACCGTCTTGTTCCATCGCTCAACAATAGTCTCATGCATCTCTTCTAGAGAAGCAAAAGAGCGCACGGGAGTGCCGTCAGTGTGAATAAACGTCAGCATCTTGGCGTGGCCTAGATGCGTATCCGATGTGACGAAAGCGCTCATGGCTCAATAGAAAAGGCGCTGCTGGGAATCGAACTCCAGGATTCTAGGCTATGTGCCTAGCGTGTACCAACACTTCAGCGCAAATGGCCTAAGCGTAACCAGCCTCAAGGACTGGACAGAGGCTTAGGCTCTATCATTTGGAACGATGGCGAGTGCCTGCCATCGCGACCCGGCACTGGGTCTTGATCAATATAGCATCAAGCCCTGCTGTAGACAGGCAAATTTAGCAAGCTTTCCTTTTGGGCCTTTCCCTCCCAATAAACTTGCCCGAGAGCCGCTCTGCCATATCCCAAAGTGGCTCGGTGGAAAGCTCTTCCCACCCCTTGCCGCCATTCTTCGCACTTGTAATGCTAGTAGGCTTTACTCCCCAAGCATTAGCCAAGTCAGTCCTAATTCCCCTAAGATGGCGCATGTCAGGGAGTCGACGGAGCACTCTCACTTGTGCTTCGTTCATAAGGGGATCCCCCAGTGGCTTTCGTGGCCGCAATGAACGACCATCGATATAGGCAGGCCAATAACCGAGGTTGCGACGCATGTCTGCGGCGTTTTCTTTAAGCGTTCCCCATCGCAAATTCTCAGGCACATTATTATCGCTATTGTCGTCATAATGTAAAACATTGGTTTTTCCTTCTGGCGGTAGTCCATGGAAAGCAAGGCAAACCAATCGCGCGACAAGAATGCGCTTTGTTTGCCCCTGGACAGATAGCATCACAGAGGGGCGTCCATGCTTTGCCGATATATTGGGCGAAAGAATGCGCTCCTTGAAAACACGCTTGCGCTGCCTGCCTTCCTTAACGTCAATCACGACCCTTCTGCGCGAGCGAACGCGCCCAATACTTGATGCTTCGTAGCATGCTTCATACCCTGGAATGGGCTTCCAGATTTCTTCCATAAAAATAGCGGAGACATTGCCCCGCTATCGTAGCATAGATAAGTCGGAAAAGCCTACTCAACCATAGGACGGCAAATTTAGCGCATTCGTTTCAAAGAAAGCCGGAACTGTGCTGGCGCGAGTTTCATTGAGCTCAGGAGCCCTGCCGTTGATAAATAATGCATCACTTTGGCGCAGCCAAAAATCTTTATCAAGATACTTATTGGACGATGCACCAAGCTTGTCATAAATCCAAAGCGCAGTCATCTTGCGAAGTTTGTTCAAGCTTTCGCCATACTTCTCTCCAGCCTCTTCACAAATTTTTGTATGACAAAAAGCATGGCAGATCTCATCGCGAGAAATGTCCGTCGCCACAGTACGCAGACCCTTGTCTCCATTGAAGCGGAAAAAAGGAAGAATAGTAAAGAACAAGCTCCGCTCAAGCACGGCCACTTTTGCAATAGGGTGAGCAGGATGCTCGGCCCAAGCTTTGCGAATCTTCAAAGCTTCCTTTTCTGCCTTCTCATCTACGCCATGAGCAACGGCAACGTAATTCAAGGCCTCATCATGACGCTCTTCATCCTTGATGTTGCTATAGATGCTTTCAACAAGACCAGGAGAATCGGGAAGCTCACGCTCAAGCCCCTCTAACAACATGTCCTTGACGGGAAGCTCAAGATGACGAATCGCCAATGCACGGAAAATGGTCTCTTCCGAGCCATTGACAAACTCCCCCTTGGTAACAGGCACTGCCTGCCAAGGACGCTTACGAGCAACTGCCGAAAAATAATCTTGAACTGCCATTTTGATTACAAACGATGGTAAAAAGAGACAACAAAGGGCAGCGAAAGCTGCCCGTTAATCAATCGGGACTACTCAGCGCAAGAACTGCAAAAGCCCCCATCCAGTGAACAGCTTTCGCTCTCCTCAAGGGAGAAGAAACTGCTCAAGCTCTCTCCTAATTCTACTCCAACATCGTCCTTGGCTTGAGTGCCAGCTTGCACTTGAAGGGCATAATAGATGGAAGTTTGCGGGCTATCAAGCCATTCTTGAATGAAAGCCTCATCACAAGAAACCATATCACTCCACCAGTTCATCGAATAACCATGGAATAAGCTAGTGCGATGGAAAAGAGTGCAAATGCCATCGGCAACTTTACGGAAAGCTTTCCAGCCAACTTCCTCTGCAATTTCTACCGACCCATATTCAAAACGCTCAACACCCATGGTTTCGCTGTCGCGATCAACAAGGCGATCAATGGGGGGTGCGATTTCAGGGGCAGCAGTAAAGCCACTACTATCCAAATAGCGATAGGAGCACGACGCAGTGGGAGCAATGCAGAAAGCACGGTCCATTCCATGCGCGAGAGCAATTTCAGCAGCGCTTTGAATGCCTTTGTCCAAAGCGTGGACTGTTTTTCCGGCCACGGTATCCTTCCAATGGTGGCACCAAGGATGAGGGTCTTCCTCAAGATACGCCTCTAGCGCATCGCCGAAATCCTTATAGCTCACGCCTTGAATGGCCAGAAAATTAGCAAGACCAAGAATACCCAGGCCAACTTGCTTGTCAATGGAAGGAGGAAGATATTCACCAGTGTCGCCCACGCCCGTATTGGGATGGAGCTCGCATAATTGGCTCATGCCTTCAATAAACGCTCCTTCAACCATGTCCAACGAACATGCGCCCAAATTAACGTGCTGCAAAAGACAAGTGCCGCGATGCGGAAGGTATACCTCAAGGCAAACGTTTGGTCGCAGCCGCTTCCCATTGTGGTCATAGCGGATTTTGTTGAGCCAGAGATCGCCAGAAGAGATGGCACGAAGACAGGCATTGATCAGCTCAGGAGACGATGCAGAAAGAAAATTACTATCGACGTTCAAGCAACGCTTGGCCCAAGGAAGTTCGCTGCGGGAAGTAGAAACAAATTCGATGGCATCGGGATGCGTGTAGTCCAAATGCAAAGTAACTGCACCATTGCGAAATTTTCCGCCGCGACGAAGAATTTCGTTGAGCTTGCTGTAAATCTTTGCAAAACTTACTGGCCCGCTAGCAATCAGCCCTTTGCCATTATCTTCGCCTTTGGGACGCAGCTCGGAAAGATGCACTGCAGCGCCAGCGGCATTACGAAGAGCATGACTCACAAAGCGCCACGAGGCTTCAATGCCGTCCGGCCCTTCCATTGAATCGTCCACTACAAACGTGGTGCAGCTAACAGCAAGCCTGCTTTCAGGATCATCAAGCCAATCTTGCACGCGCCCCGTCCGAGCAATCGGCTCACATTTTGCCTTTTCCTTCAGCTTCATAAGACAACAAAAGGGGACCATGGTCCCCCGCGATTAACAAAAGGAAGACTAGCGCAATAGAGCAATGGAGAAGCGGAAATTTTCCTTAATCACAGAGCCCTTCCTCGTCATGCTCCGCTAAAAGGTCGCGCACAAAAAGCTTGGCATCGTTCGTGCTTTTGAAATAGTGGGGGCTGCCATTGATTGCCGCAAACCATTGAAACTCAGGCTTGCTATAGCAAGGCCACATCTTGTAGGGGCCAATATTAAATGGCTGACGTTCTGGCAATCCCCACATAGTTATTTTGCAGAATCAATATACGCTAGTCACTATTCAACCATCTGCAAGAAGCCTTTAATACAATTCTTCTTTTTAACCAAGTCTTAAGCTTCTTGCGCTTTTCCGTTTTGCCGCGTGCTCATCTTCCGCTTTGCCAAGTTCTTCAAAACCTTTCGGAAGCAAAGCAAATACTTTCCCTTGGTTCTTCTCGATAAGACCCTCCTCCTCTAATGCTATCAATTGGTTGTAAATCGTTTTTGCTTGATAAGCATTGCGATTGGCTTCATGATGAATGATGGCATTGGAAGTGGCAAAATAATCACAAAGCTCTAAATCATTCAAAGCCCACAACACGTAAATACGTGCATTCCTCACGAAACGAGGCAAACGCTTTTCTTGATGCAGCTCTTGTAGCACCTCCTCTAGCCGTGGTCGCATTGGCAGCCATTTAATGCGATCCTCATACCCTCTCCCAAATTTCACCTTCGCTTCCAGCGTTTGACAAGGCGCTTCGCTTTCTAAAAAGGTTTTTAACGATGGAGAAAGGCGAAACCATTCGCCCACATCTCGACTGGCTTGGAAGCGTCCGTGAAGATCTGCTTCGTCTTCCTGGTCCGCTTCAAAAGCCTTTACAACCACCAGCGTGTCTGGAGAGGCCGTAAGGAACGATGCAAAACGATCCTTCAGCGATTTGGAAAAGCCAATTTTCACGTGCCATGGCATTGACGACCATTGCACCACATACACCCATCCCGTCGTTTTGCGCTTTTTCGGCTTCTCCTGCACCATGCTTGCCCCTTGAAAAGCCTTACTATACCAGCATCGGGACAACAGGGACAAAACAACTCCCCACAGCGTCTGTTACGATAGACGTAGCGAAGCTGCTGTCTGGCATTGGCTAGATGCAGCTTTCCGTCCAGCTCTGTCTAGACGACGTTCCTACTGCCAGTACACTCTGGACAAGAGACGCCCCAAAGGGCGGAACGTCTACAAGACAAAAAAGCTGGACTAGCCGCGATGCTCTAGACAAGCGGAGCCCCCAAAGGGCGGAGCATTCCTACAAGCGGCGAAAAACAAAAAAGCCAGCACAAACAAAAGCTGGTCCAGGGCTGACTCTGATCCCATGTAAAGAGTCGCCCATAGTATGCTCATCTGCGGGAACAGGCTGAAAATAGGCGATCTCCATCTTTTTATCTTGATCAGCGGCCTTTAGGGCCGCTTTCTGGCTGGAAAGTAAACGATGGAAAGGCGATGTCTCAATGGTCTTGTTTCGTTTTTTTAGTGCTCCATTCCGCCCCTTTCGGGGGGCTCCATTGGTCTAGATGATCGTCTGAGAAGGTCTAGGAGATGCCTCAAGCTGCGTCCTACGGACTTGCTTTCGGCATGTAGACATTGGCTTGTTAATATGCGCTCAGCTACTAGCCCTCCGCATTGCCTTCTCAAAAACAATGTTGCCTTTGCAAGCAACTGCTCTCAACGAAGTTGTTTTATAAAGATTCTTCTAGTAAAGATGGGCTTAAATCTCAATGCAAAATATGTCGAAGAAAATTAGAAAAAAAATATCGACAACAAAATCCATTGTCGCAGCAAACGGCTAACATGATTACAAATGCCAGGTCTAGAGCGAAAACTAAAGATCTTCCATTTGACATTGACAGTGAATACCTTCGCTCTATTGCTCCTTCTCACTGTCCAGTTCTTGGCATGCCGCTTGAATGGTCACTACAACGACACAATGGACACATGCCCAATAGCCCATCACTGGATCGCATTGTTCCCGAACGTGGCTACGTCAAGGGAAATGTATGGATAATTAGCTATCGCGCTAATCAAATCAAAAGCGATGCATCTCACGAAGAACTAAAACTAGTAACAAAAGCCGTGGGAGAAGCCATCGTTAATAGCTTGGATTTTTAAACTAGGTATAAATACTAAAGCAAAAAAGTAGGTCATTTTTAACGCCACATTTTGAAGGGGTATGCCCGCCCCACCCCGGTAGTACGGCCGTACTACTGCTCCCTGGTACGTTTGTACCATCACCTGCGCCTATGGGACTGGCGCGATTGATAGGTAAGGCTTATGTTACAAAGTGTGACAATCGCTTGCCATCGGGCGTACTATCGCCTATAGTACAGTCACGTGGGAGCGATCCCGCGCGCACCTTGCTAACTGAATCATGGGAATGATCGCAGATCTGTTCGCTGCTCGCATCGAAGAGATGCGCCGCAGAGATGAGCAATCTCTGAAAGATCTCCACCAAACTCTCGACAATCTGAAACAGATTGCGCGAGATATGGAGAGAATCGAACAGGAGATTGACTGCAATTGATTAACACGAAAGGGCTCCAATTGGGGCCTTTTTTTTGTGTCTCCGCATATATTGTTGTTATTCTCTCTTCTCAGCCGATAGCCTGTCGCCAGTATGGGAGCACACAGCGAGAGACCCGCCATCCTGAGAGCTCAGGAGGCGGGCTAGGGAGGCTATGGGAAGGAGGCTAGGGGAAGGCTAGAGGGAGGCTAGAGGGAGGCTAGGTGAGCGCTGATCTGTTCCTCTAGTTCGGCGATGGCGTCACGGAGGGAGAGAGAGGAGCAATCTTCCTCTGCATCGCGGAGGCGATCGAGAGCGTATTGCGCATCCTCTAGAGAATCAAAGGACGCGGCTGTGTAGTAGGAGGCGAGACGTTCAGAGTAGGAGAGGATGAAGAGAGGCGGGTTAGGGGAGGGGGAGGGAGAGGGAGCGGAGGCGATCATGGGAGGAGCGAGAGCGAAGGAGGAGGAGCCAGAGGAAGGGAAGGCGAAGGGAG